CGCGCACCCTATGCAGTATTGGGACCGTAACGAGACAGGCAGTGGAGCGATGCGCCAGGTGCGGTGGTGCATACGTTCTGGGCCTCGTACAGGGCGGAAGAGTATGGGTTCAGGGGAACCGTGGAGGACATTAGACCGAGGGTGGCCCGTTAACTGCAACACTTGCGTCCAACCTGAGCCACGTCCCGTGTTTTCATACAGGCTAGCTGCGTCGCCGGTGCCCTAAGTCACCTCGCACGACAGCAGCCCACATGCATGATTGGAACATTTCTCGCAAGCCCAGTGGCAGCACATGGCTGGTGTGGCAAGCAGTCCACGGCGTCATGTTACCCCACACTACCACCTACGCCTACTTGTACCCACCCCCGCGCCACCGGCGCGCCCCTAACCGACTGTGCTCTGCCCCTTGCTCTCGTCACTGGGTGGCTTCTCATCAGGGGCGATGATGCCATCGTAGATCAGAGGGGGGATCTTGTCCGACGGAAGGAGGGCCTTACCCGGAATGTAGCCTCGGACATACTTGACCAGCGTCTGGTGACGCCTGCCAAGAATGCGAACTAACGCGGCTGCCTTCACAGCGCACGCTTTGTTCTGACCAACGACCGCCAAGTTGCCGCCGAGCAAAACGCGGAAGCGCTCGGGCCCAGGGGGCCCGTGCTCCTCAGCGACGAAGGCGTAAGCTCCCGCGAGGGCTTGGTTGCGGCGCATGAGCTCCGACAACTCGGCCTTACCGCCATCGCCACCAGTCTTGGGTCCGCCACGAGAAGACGGAAGGCCGGCAAGATTGACGACGATGGGCTTGGGGGAACCACGCTTTGCCTGGTGGTCGGCGACTGCCTTGTGGACAATCCTGCGGCCCTCTTCGGGGTCCCGCTTGAGAGTCTCAAGGGCAGCGGCGGCGGCGCTCAGTTCCATGCCGAACTTGTCGACACAAATTGACTTGTCGCTGAGGAAGCTATACGCTTGGATAACAAGCGGCTTGGCTCCCCCGGCGACAACTGCCGGAGCAGGCTCGTCGAGCGCGACCCTGTTACAGTAGTCGATGATGCCGTCCGGCTTAACTCCTAACGAGGAGAGCCGGAGGATGACATCAACGACGGACTGGTCCAGGTCCGCAATCAATTTCGCCTTCTCCACGGAAACGAGACGTGGGGCCGTTGGAGACGACATCGGGGCTGGCTTAGGTAGGGGGGGGGGTGCAAGTGGTACCGTAGTATGGCGTTTGAGTGTAGCAGAGTAGCTAGACTGGGAAGCCGGTAACTGCGGCTTGCGTGATATTTCTAATGTTTTCC